TAACTAAAAATTTGCTTGAAGAATTAACAAATTTATTATTGAATCCTAAAATAGAATTATTTATAAAAAAATGTTATGAATTAAATGAACTAAGAAATAAAACTGTGCATAGATTAATAACAGTTAAATCAGTCAAATCAACCCTTGTTCAATGTAAAAAAGTAAAAAGATTATTCAAAGAAATTTTCAAATTGTTTGAAAAAATATTTCATGAAATTCTAATTTCTATGCAAAATAAAGAATATTTTAAAAACGTAGAAAAATCTTTAGGAATTGATTCTATAAAAATTGAAAAATTATTGTTGGAATTTAAAAATCAACAGCAATAATATTTTTTACTGCGGAAGTGTATGAGCATCCCCGTGCCCGTCTCCTCAACTCGGCGAGAACTTTTCATTCATACCGACCACCAAAGTTACCTGCCTATGCTAATACGGAATTAGCCAACTACCTGCATTTTTAATCAAATTTCAATGAATATAGGTAACTTTCCCTGATTATTGCCTATACTGATTATATACTGCCTATATACTGCCCTATATTTGAGCGTAAATGCGGTCTGGTGGCTTGATTTATGCCATCATTAGCCATTTATATACCCTTATTTTATGCAATTTTTGAATGTTTTTCAATGATTTGAAATGAAATAAGTGTTGAAAAAATGAGCAGTTTAAGAGTGCTGGAAAGAACGTGCGGAAGGTATAATCCCTGCCCACTTTCCTTATACTATTATATATAAACTTTTATATGAATGAATATAATCAAACACTACTTCAGTTCTGGAATATGTTCTAATATATACTTATATACTTCTGCTAGACTGAATGAACAGGCACCAGTTGTATAATTATTGTTCTTAATATATTTAAGTAAATAATCAGATTTAAAGTTTATTAAAGTGTTCTGAATTATTTTATATAATGATTTATTAATTACTTTAATATAAGCAAACATTCTATATGAATGATGGGATTGTTGTTTATTAGTTAATAGTTCACCGAAGTCTTGACCTGAACCCCATCGTAACATTTTAAAATCATATTCATTTTTATTGGGAATATAGTTCTTGTCTTGTTTTCTTATTTCAAATACTTTAACAGCATTCAGATTATATTTAATATATTTAATTGATTCAATATGTTTACAAATAATATAGCATACATTAACAATTTTTTCAGAATAATCTGGGTCGTTTGGATTCTTTCCGTTTGTAAATATAGTTTGATGCAGTTCTTCTGAATATATTATATTTAAATCTAATTTGTTTCTTAGGAAAGTGATTGGTAATATGAAGCCAGTATAGCCAGCAATTTTGTTTGATTGTTTAATAAATGCCCTTGCCACCATACTTGCCCTTCCGAATGGTGGATTTCCTATAATAAGTCTATTTTGTTTGAATGCTAAATTTAATTTTAAATAATCTGCTTTTATTATGTTCTTATTATTTTCTGGAAATAAATCATAAGCAACACATCCTTTAATCTGACTTGAGAATGCACCAGAACCCGCACTTGGTTCAATAATTTCTAATTCATTTATATTTACACCTTCTTTTTGCAGAACTAAAAATGTTTTTGTTATTAAATTTGATGCTAATTCTGTTGGAGTAAAATATTTGTCATTCGGAATAACATATTTTCGAGCTGCATATTTTGTGCAGTTGTCACCTTTTCGTTTTTCATTTTTACGCACAGGTCTTCTTCCATATTAAAAAAGGAAATGAAACCTGTTATAAAATTTATTAAATATTTTTATTATTCGTTTGGTATGTTATCGTTTGAAACATCTGTATTGTCGTTTATATTATTATCTTCAGTATTTACATCATTGTTTGAATTTGGATTCGTAATATTATTTAAACTTACTGGCGTGTTTAATCCTGGAAGTGGAGCGTAACCCATATATTTTCTGTATTCGTTCCAAGTTAATCCACCTTTTAATCCTAATTCAAATTCTTTTAATGCATCTATATTTTCGATTCTTGGCAATAAATGTCTAATAAAAATATTTTCCTTCGGGTATTGATTATAAATATATTTATTGAATGCAGAATCTATTATATGAATTTCTGGTAATAGAACATTCTTGTAATAATTTAAAGTATTTTGTTGACCTGTGGAGCGGTTCACAGTTGAAGAATCCCCGAGCATATCGCCAGGTAAAGCCCAGGGTTTCATTATTGCTTTTTCTGTTTCTTTTCGACCAGAAATAAAGTCCAAATCTTTAGCATTCCAACTTGTTGCAAATGGCTTTATTCCTTCATCTAAAAATGCTGTTTTTCTCGCATTATTTGGACCAGCAAATTGTGCGTTCCATTGTTCCAAAAATGTTCTTTTTGAATCTGCGGAATATTTTCTGTCTGAAAGTAGAATGAAATTTATTTGTGCATCATTCATCAACTGACGTTCCTGATATCTTAATTGAGACTGGTAAAGAGAAAATGTTAATTCATTTTCATAAATAATACTTGTTCCAAAAAAATAATTTGTATTAAAACTATTATTAGCAATATTTATATTTTTTACAGGTCCAATTATTTGATTTCTTTCAAATCTATTTCCAGTAATTCTGTCTTCAATTCCAGTTATATTATTATTTGAATCTCTAATTATTTGAACTTGCATAGGATGAACCAGAACAATTTCTTTTGGCTTTCTATATTTAACGCCTCTTAGAACAACTGGAAATGCAGTTCCATAAATCCATCTGTGAAGACAGATTGTTTGGTATAATTCGTTGGCAGTCATTTCAGATGAGGGATGCAATAATAAATCAATAAATTCATGTTGATTTAATTGTTCGTTGTCCATTGCATCAGTTTTGCGAAACATTACAGGTGTGGCTGTCGCAATGTCTGAAGCAATAAAACGCATTATATTCATTGGTAGCCCTTGAATTAACTGGGTTAAAGAATAATTGCTTCTGTAAGTTAAATCGTGCCAATTCATATAAGCAACACCGAATCCTGGAATCCCTAAATTTGAATTAAATTCTTTTTCAAATGAGTTGTTTTCATTTCTTAAAAATCTGGTAATTTTATTTATTATATTCATCTGCATTCCCAAAAAATAACTGGACAACAAAATCTATTTTTATAAGCACACAAATTCTGGCGCTTCTGTTTCAACTAATTCGGAACCGATTAAATAAATAGCATAACCAAGTGAATCAACTAAGTGACCGATTCCCTTCCCTTCCCGTGATTTGTCTAATTTTCCATTGGCTTTTAAAACTGCTTGTTCAATGTCTTTGATTGTTTCCTGACAAGATTCTGAATTTAAAAGCAATCCAACTTCTTTTTTTACATTTAAAACTTTGTCATTAAAAATTGAAACCCTGTCTGAATGAGTTGGATTTTGTTTTTTATAAGTGAAATTTGCTCCAGGGTAATGACTAAATAAAATGTCCCAAGCATTTTCATTATTTCCAGAAGCTAAATAACTTCTTGCACCACCTGCCGCATCCCCATACATCTCGAGATTTCCTTTCCAATCAATTTCATTTAAAAATCTGTCAAGATGTTTCATTTGATTTTGTAGATTGCAGTTTGGATTTTTAAATTCCCAGTGGCAAATTATAACCTCATTCTGAAATGAATAATCTTCTGGCAATGAAACATATTGCTGAATTACATATTTTGGAACCGACTGAAACATACACCAGCAATGCCAAGTTTGATTGAAGTCCATTCCAATAGAAAGTGGGAAATCTGGAAATATTGGAAATTCTTGTGAATGAATTTTTCTGTCGAAGTCTGGAAATGCTTTTCCGTCCATCGATTTAAATTTTGCTTCGTATTCTTGTTCAAATAAAACTGGATTTCTTTTTTTAGCTCTTTCAAGTTTTTCTTTTGTTACGAAAGGACTTTCATCACTTCTAAAAGTCCAACTTTTATATACATCATTTTCTTGTTGCCCTAATTCCCAAAAATCAAAAAAGCGATTGAAACCGCGTGGAGTAGAAATAAAAACAACTTGCGAATCTGGAGTTAAATTTGCTTCTATTGCAATGTCATAAAAGTCATCTAAATTTTTATATACAGCTATCTCATCGAGCACCACAAAATCCATACGTACCCCAACTAAATTGTCACGTTTTTCCGCTGTGAATAAATAAATAATATTATTATTCGGGAATAATATACTTAATTCATGTTCGTTTGTTTTATAGCCGATTTGAATTTCTTCTAATTCTAATTCAGTTAATTGTCGTTTTGTTTTATTATTTTCTTTACAATATTCTTCTATTCTTCTTTTGTCAATTTCAGTTAATATTTGTTTTAGCAAACGCCAATATATTTTTTTCGTATTACTAAAGTTTTTAGAAATGATATATATTTCTTGCTGTTCTAATCCTTTATTCATTGCCCAATCAAGTGCAAGAACTGAACCCAACACCGATTTACCAAAATAACGACCTGCGCAAACTATGCGAATTGGATGCTTGTCGTTATAAACTGCTAACTGCCCTGGGTGTGCATCGACGATTTTTCCAGATTTTGGAAATTCAAATTTCAACTATATTACCAATTATAAAAGAGAAGAAAACTTTGGTGTGTAAATTTTAAAGTAAACTTGAATTTAAGTCTTTGTTTGCTTTTTTTGTTATGTTTGTATTTGTTTTGTTGTCACTAATTCCTGTTAATATTTTGCTTACTTTTTCCTTCATTATATTATCTTTCCCATCAAATATTTCATCAAACCAGTCGTACATTTTTTCTCTTAATTGAGAATTTCTTAAATTTTCCCTTATGGCGTTTTCTTGAATTATTTGCAAATTTAAAAATGCAAGAATTTTTTTTACAACTGCATTCTTTAAATACCTGCAAAGTTGATGTTCCGTTATTCCCATTTCTTCTGCTATTTTTTTCTGGGTAACATTGCCTAGAACGTTTCTATAAAGAATAGTTTTTTGGTATTTGTTTTCTAATTTTACAAATTCATCAAATAAATCTGGAGGTAATACATCCAGCAATTCATCTCGACTTTGAATAACCTTAATTGGCAGGTCATCATTTTCCAATTGAATTTGAGTATTTGTTATTTCATATATATGCTGACAAAATCCACATTTACGAAGCATAGAATTACCTTCGACTGCTTCTTGACAATTTATTTTTCTACATTTAGGACACTCTATAATCATTTAATTTCCTAATTATTTTTTTCTGCAAATTTTGAAACTATTTTTCCAGTAACTAAACTTCCCAATAAAACACCAACTAAAACTGTTATTCGGTCAAGTATGCTTAAATCAAATCCCCAATTTTTGCTTTCCAATGAAATTAGAATAAATATACCTTCTAAAATTGCAACTAAAATTAATCCCATTATAAGAGAAACACGCATTGAACTTATTTCTGGATTTTCACTAAATAACTTTTTTAAAAATTCTTTAATCATATTTTTATATTCCTTTTACTAAAATTGCACCCAATATTCCGAGCACAAACGTAAATACACCAATTATAACAGATGTAATCCAAGCAGGTCTTTTATTTATATTAATTTGTAATTCGTCAACTTTTTCTTTCATATTTTTGATTACCAAATCTGATTTTATTTCAGCTTTGTCTAGTGCTATTTTATGTAATTCAAAAGTTAAATCTACTCGTTTTCCTAATTCAATAAATTTCATTTCAATATATTCTTTTAAAGAAATTTCGTTTGCCATTAATATTTATTCCTAATATTTTAAATTACCAACTTTCTTAAAAAACTGATTCCCATTGCCCATTTGTATGATTTTGGCGAATCCAAGTGTCTATGTCTATACAACGAAATTCGAAGTCGTGGTCATAATACATCTCACCCATAAATCCAGTTGAATTTGAATGTTCAATTGTTCGCATTGTATTTATAAATCTGGATGTTGTTATATTTCCAACAATTGAATTTGCATTAAAAGTATTTACATTTGTTGTTCCAGAAACATAAAAATTTGATGCTGTAGCACTACTAAAATTTGCAGATAAACTTGCAACATTTCCTGCTGTTAATGTTTTTGTAAGGTAAATATCTTTTCCGAGAATGTCATTTGTCATTTTCAAATCGGAAGCGGTGATAGAATTTAATACAGAATTACCAGAAACATTTAAATCGCCAGTATTTGTTGTGCCATTTACATCAAGACCATCAGAAGATAATTCTTCACTTGCATATATACCTTTAGCGTTAATAGTATCAGCTGATAATCCTCTATTAATTTTAAAATTAGTTCCGTTGTCAGTAATTATTCCAGTTCCAACACTTAGTTCAGTTGCTGTTGAATATTGAATTTTATTTGTTCCCGTAATAATAGGTGTTAATACACTTGTAATTCTTTCACCTGTGCCATTAACAATGGATGGAACAATATTTCCCTTAAATTCCACACCTTCACCAAAATCGCAATTATATAAAGTTAATTCGGTCGCGTCTATACAATTAAAAATTATATTTTGGAATCTAATGTTAGTATATATAAATGGATTTTCAGAATCATTCATATATAATTCAAAACCATCATATACAATTCTACCAACTGCACCAGCACTTAATCCAGTTGTATCTGGGGCAATTTTGACACCAGCCCCCGATGCTTTAACGTGAACATAATCTTTTGGCTTTACAGACATTCCTATAACACCGCCAGCAGTTCCATTTCCTGGTATTATCGCGGTAATATTTTTATTTGATGTTGCATTAGCATTTGCATATGTTATTCCTTCGCTCCATGATGCATATACACTTCCTGTAGTTGTTCCATTTGGAATTATCCTAATAATATTCTGGCTTTCCTGATATGCACCTGAACCCATTGTGTTTATTCTTGTAGTAATTTCTGAATCAATATACCCTTTATTACTAAGATGCCAATTATTTGTAGGTGGACAACTACATATTGGTGGTATACGAGGTGACATATCCAATGGTGTAAATGAAACAATATTTTTAAATACAGTCATTGAATCAACATATTGTGTATTTGAAGATGATAATACCAAACAACTTGTAATAGAATCATCAACATATTTTTTTCTTGTTAAAGAATTATCAGTGTCTGGATTTGAATAACAAAAAGGAGCAGAAGCGTTATCAAATACTACAAAATTTTCAAAACTTGCTATTGAATTAACATATTGAATATTATTTGAAGATAGTGCAAGATATCCCGTAAGTGCACCTGTTACAGAATTAATTTTATTGTCAATATATGTTTTATTCGTTAAATCATAAGGTGAAATAGGGTCTAAGTTTTGTTTTAATTGACCAGTAATATTTATTCCAATACCAGAACCAGTTTCAGATAAAATTGCAACTTGCAACGTTCCTGAAAATAATTTTGTTCCAACTACTGTTTGATTATTAGATAAATCCATAAAATAACTATCGGGTTCACCAATCCACTGCATTCCAAACCAAGTTTGCCATACATCATCAATATATAAACCACAATATTGCCAGCCTGTAATTCCGCTTGCTGTGTAATTACCTTCGTTATTTTGTTTTGTAAAACCTGAATATGAAATATAACTTCCCCAGGTATTACCAGAATATGTTTTGAAATTTACATTACTTTTTACTAAAGTTATATTAGGTGTTCCGTCGGGATTCCAAACTCTAAAAGGTACTTCGGCCATTTTATTTAATTCCTATATAAAAATATAATCGTAAACTTTATTATGAAACCTGCTTTATCCCCCAGTTGACTGGATTGCAACATCCAATATAATAAACTGAATTTGGATTTATCCAATTAAAATCATATTGAGGATACTTTGTTGTAAATTTTAAAACGAATCCTTCAACACCAACACCTGAATTTATCCCTGTTATAACATTTCTTAATTCAACTTCATCGTTTGTGCATTCAACTTCAAAATATCTCCATTCATATTCAGAATGAGGAATAAGAATTAATATTTTATTATTAACTTTTGCCTGCAATAAATCTTGAATATAAAATGTATTAACTAAACGTGATAATGATTTAAAAGACAACTCAAAATCTAAAAGAAAATATTCGCATTCATAATCCAATGCACCCCATAATAATTGTCGTTTTGTTCCAAAAAATCTTGGAATTTCTTTTATTCCTTCTTCATCACAACGGTCAAAGTTTAATACTTTTTCAATATTATAATTATCATCAGCAGTATGAATGACAGATGCCCTATTCCCATTTATATATTCTTTCATAATATATCCGAATAAAAGAAATACGAAAATTTTTATAATTATACCTGAAGTTGGAGCTCGAGCGTTGTCGTTTCTTCTTTAAAATCAATTTTCAAATTGTTAAGTCCATATATTCCATCTAAATCATTATTTGGAGCATTTACAATTCTGAATAAAGTAAGAGGATTAAATATTAATCCTTTATATTTTATAGTTAATTTTCTACTTTGTTTTTGATTTAAATACTTTAAAAAATTATTTTTAAAAATATCAGTTGTTGCATAATCAGAATATGTTTGTATTTTCCCGTCTGGTAAAATTTTATATAAACAATTTCCATAATTTCCATTGAAAGCTACATCGTTTTCGTGAATTAAATTATCGTCATTTATATTAGCACAAGCACTTTGTCTACCATTGCTAACATCATATTGCCAGCCTAGTACTCCTGTTCCACCACCGTCGACAAATAAAATTGTATCTTTTGTTAATGTATAAATATCTGCACCATAATAATTTTCAAGTATGTCTTTAACTATTTGATAGGTCCAGCAAACAGAATCTTCGGAATAATATTTTTGCCATTCATTTGGAGAAAAATGTAATCCATATAATCCTGACATTCCTACAAATGGAATATTATTTTTTGCATCCTGTCCGCCGTTTGTGAAAATATAAAATCTATTTCCTCTACGTATTGTTCCGAATCCAGAATTATTACCACCATAAAATTGTCCATCATTTATGACTATAGAATCATATTCAATTTTTGATTGTGCTTTTGAAGCTGTAAATCCATCTCCATCGAATTTTCTATAATCTAAATCAATTACATTAAAACTGTTTTCTAATTCACTTCTATTTTTTATATAAAATATTTCATTGTAATAAAAACAAATCCATCCATAAGAAAAGCATAATTTTTTTATGAATCCCCAAATATTTTCATTAGTTTGATAAATTCTTTCATAACCTGTTTTTAATAAAGTAAAATTATGATTTTCAGAATCTACTTTTTTTAATACTGGGTCTCTTGTACATATATAATCACTTAAAGAATCTTCTATCTGAAATATTGATTGATTATTTACTAAACTTTTTATTAACGTATTGAAATTTAATCTATAATTACTTGTAAAAATCATTTCCATTCCGCCTTCTAGATGTCCGCTTGTGGGTGTAAGTTTTATTTCTTGAGAAGTAGTTGTAAAAGCATAAGAATTTCCTATACCACCAATTATTTTTGAAACAATAGAAATTGAATTTCCAAAAGGAAATGAAGTTCCTGTAACAAAAGAACTATAATTATTTATGCAAGTATTTAAAATTGTTTCCTGTGGATTTGCTATTTGAACATCAAAATGATACCCATGTCTCGGTGAAGTTTTAAAAGTATATATATCTGTTCCGATTGTTAAAGTGTCACCATCTTGCACCATTCCATATTGTTGTGAAAAATTTATAGTTCCTGTTGCATAAGTTCTTATGCCAGATGTGTCATATTCCCAATTTATTTTAGCTGGGTCTAATAATTGTTTATTCGATAAATAATTTCTAAGTTCTTTTAAAAATCCTAATGCTTGAACTTTTATTTCTTTATTATCATTTCCAATTTTAAATTGTTCTTCAATAGCTTCTTGATTTACTATTCCCTTCCCGAGTAAATTATTATTTAAATCAAATATTTTTATTATATATTTTATATATGTTGTATCTTCAAATATTTTATAAAATATTTTTAAATAATTTTTATTCCAAGTTCCTGAACAAGTAAAAGTAATATCAGAATCTTCGAAAAATAAAATATTTTGTCCTGAATCGTCACTTGAATTATCAAATGAATATTCTAATTCTCCAATGTCTAATATATAATCTTTTAAATTTATAGTTTCAGTTAATTGAGGTGTTGTATCCGTTGCAAAAAAATTAACACCTGTCAATGCAGTTGTATCTGGCCATTGGTATTGTTCACAGGTAATTTTAAATTTGTTAATCATAATTAGTCAACCCTCTTGCTCTTCATATAAGATTTATATTGAGGTACTGTTTGTTTACTCCAAGAAAGTCCGTCCATGTTTGCACTAATATATACAGGTGTAATTGTTTGTTGTTTATTTCCTAAATTTCCTGAAACTAAACTTGCTAAATCTTGATTATTTACCATATATCCCGATTTTCCCATCAAAGCAAGTTCTGGTCCTCTTTCGCCAACTAAAAAAGCACCTGAATTAAAAGAACCACCTTCGGCTAATGCTCCAATCATACCTTTTGCAGCTTCAAAACCCGCTGTCGCCAATGCTATTTCAGGTAATTCTTTTATAAGAGTCGCACCAAATGACATTGTTGAATCAACAAAAACTTTTGCTATTTGTGCAAATAAAAGTGCTTGAATAAAATTAAGTGTTGATTGTAAAAGACCTTTTAATAATTCTTTAAATGCTTTTCCTGCACCTTCACCACTTGCGATTGTTTTAAAGAAATTTCCAAATGCACCAGCCAATTCGTGAATTGCATTCTTAACTTGTTCAGCTTGTTTTTTTATTCTATCAAGTGGAGAATCTCCTTGTTCCCAAATATCATGTGCTTTATTTTTATCTCCCTCTGGTATATCATAACCCTGTCTTTCATCACCGTTTTTTCCTAATAAATTTTTAACTTGTTTTGTGTATAATTCATCTTTAAGTGTGATTAATTCTTTTGTAAGTTTTATTTTTTCTTCTAAATCAGTTGTTAATGATAATTCAAGTTCAACTTGTTTTATATTTAATTTTAAATCATCTTCATTTAAATTGTGAAATAACTTATCACCCTCAAGTTGAAGATTAATATTTTTAATTAAATCGTCATCTAAAGATTTTTTTTCTGAATTAATTAATTTTAATGCTTCACCATAATTTTTTACTATTGCCCATTTTTCTTTACTTGATTGATTACTTTCCCAATCAGCTTTTGCACTTTCATATTTTTGTTTATAAATTTCAAATTGTGCATTTAAATCATCTTGTGTTAATTTTCCAGATTCTTTTTGTTGTTCTATATATAATTTTAAATTTGCAATGTCTTGTTCATCAGGAGACATTGGATTAGTTTTACTACCTTTATCTTTTTTAGTATTATTACCTCCTGGTGGCTTTTTATTATTTATAACTTCATAAGGGTCGACTTGAACAATTTTTCCATTTACAATTTTTTGAGCAGTACCACCAACTTCTTCACTTTCTTGGTCACGAGTTTTTTCTTGAGTGGGTGTTGGAATAGAAAATAATTCACCAATCCAATAGACTGCACTTTGTATCCATCCTATAAATGTTTTTACAGAATCAATAACTACGCCTAATTGAGAATTAAAAGATAAAGCAAAACTACTATTTGCAATCGTATTAAATAAATTTTTGAACCAGTTGTCGACATCTCTAAATGCACCAATTAGCCAACTTAATGCTTTCAAAATACCACCAACAATCCACATTTCAAGTTTTACAAACATCATGCCAACACCAAATAATACTTGAATAAATCCACCTAAAAATTTCATCAAATCTTGATTATCATCATAGAAGTTTTTAAATGCTTTAATTACAAAAAGGATTGCAGGCTTTAAATATTCAAATGCCTGTTTTAAAAAATTAACGCCACCTTGAACTAATGCTATTAATGTATTTTTAAATGTTCCAACACTATTAGTAATCCCCAAAATATTTTGAACATCACTTAAAAATCCTTTTCCTAAATTTATAATCGCCATAATTGCATCTTCAACGATTGGAATTATATCTTTAATCACAACTAAAAATGGATTTAAACCTCCAGCAATCATTCCCCCGACCTTTTCTTCAGTTTCATCCCAAAGATGTCCTAAAATAGATAATGTTCCTGCGAAAGTTTTTCCTTCAGCTTCAGCAAATCCACCAAATTTTTGTTTCATCAAATCAACAATTATATTTGTTCGTTCCATTCCTTGTGCAGAACTAATCATTTTTTTATCATTGTCGGTCAATATAATTCCATACCTTGTTAATCCCGTAAATACTGCTTCATTTGTTTTACCTAACAATTTTGTTACTTGGTCTAAACTTGCTTCAGTATCACCTGATTTTTTCATTCCTGCAACAACATCAAGAATGGTAGGGATTGTTTTTGCAATTTGGTCACCCGCCATTCCATATACTGTTAAAAGTGCTTGTGCATTTTCAATATCTGCTTTTTTAAACATTGTAGTTGCAGAAAGTTCTTTTGCCTGTTGAACTAATTTTGGCAAAGAATTTCCAGATGAAACATTATTTAATCCTGTTTCTAATTTTGCTAATGATATTTGATTTTTTTCAAATACTTCAAGTGAAGATTTTCCAAATTCTATAATTTCACTCGTAATTTTTTTCACGACTTCAAAACTAACAAATGCTTTAGCAACATTCATTATGCTGTCTTTAAGTCCATTCATTGTATTTTGTAATTGAGAAAATCCAGAATGTGTTCCTTTTAAATCTTGAGTAATACCATTAATTTGACTTCTTAATTGAATTTTTTGTTGAGTTAATCCGTGAAGAGTTGTTTCAAGTTGTTTAAATTCAGTTGAGGCAGTTTTCCCTTGAAGTGATAATTTAGCTAAGTCACTTTCAACACTTTTGATTTGTTGATTTAATGTTGTCCATACATTTTTATCAGATTCTAAAATTGCTTTTATTCTTATTTGTAAATCTTCACTTGCCAATTATTTTACCAGATTATAAATGTAATTGAAACTATGATTGCTAAAATATTTTCTTACATCATTTTTTAATTGTTGCCCTAATCCAAAAAACTCTCGAGGTGTTCCACCTTTATAAGAACCTGTTTGTTGGTATTTTGCGATATCTTTTCTATTGTCTGAAATATAAACTTCCCAATCTTCACCTAATTGTCGTTTTTTAACAGACTGAAATAATTGACCTGTTCGATTAAATAATTGTGTACCTTTTTTATTCGGCTGTAAAGCAGAGCCAGTATTAAAATGAACACCTGATTGAATGTTATTTTCTTGTTTTTTTCTAACAATTTCTGCAATATCTTCAAGCACATTTTCTTTTAATTTTAATCCAATTGGAATTTTTGCAATTACTTCATTTATATTTGAATTGAACTCAATATTCAAAATTGTTCTCACAATTAAAAAATCAATACAAAATCTTTATTAATTCTGACTTTGCTTATATTCACAATAATTTTCGTATTTAAGCCATAAGGAATAGTCTAAAAAATCTGACATGTCAGTATTTTCTTCAATCCAATTTTTGTCTTTATAGTACCATTTAGTTAGTTTGTAAATCATATAATCAACAAAAACAAGTTCTGGAATTTCTGAATAATCTGGAAATGGAATGTCAACACCTGATTTATCTGGAATTGTATATTTTTCTGAAATTATTTTTATATCCCTAAAATATTCGTAGTCGGTCTTGACATCATTAGAAAAAAACTGAAGGTTCCTTTAATGAAATTAAAATATTCATCATAATCATCTTGTCCACCATCAGGTTCATAATTAATGCTTTCTGAGTTTTCATAAACAATATTACACAATTCTTTTGCATTTTCATTTTCAAGAAAAAAATCTTCAACAATTTCATTTTTCATCAATTTTATTTTACTCATTGCAATAATTACATCACCAGAACTTTCAAGAAATTTGTCCATTACTTCTTCATTCACTTTATCTTTTTTATTTGTCTTATCCACTAATTTTATCAGATTTTTATCAGAATAAAGTTTATCAACCTTGTCTCTTAAATCTTTTGGAATATATTGATTTTCAAAATCAGTATATTTTCTTGAGAATTTAATTGCTGGAATACGATATTTTTTCCAGTTCTTGTTTCTGATTTTATAAACTATATCCTTATATTTATATTCACGTCTTTCTTTTAATTCATTTGCAATTATTTCAGTTGGTGATAATATTATTTCTTCATCAACTATTTCGTCACCACTGATTTCATCTTGTTTTTCTAATTCCATTTATTTTCTCAAAATATATTATAAAAAAGAAAAAATTACCGAAACATTTTTTATCCTACCCAATCAACATATGGCTGACCAGCCGATATAGTTACTGTTGTTGCAGTTGTACTAATATTAAATCCCCCAGAGATTAAAGCGCCAGTTAAAGCAGAGGCACTAAATGTAATATCCGATGGAGCAACAGTTGAATCAAATGTGACTTTTACCTTTTCATCACCTTGTTTAACTGTTTGATTTGGGTCAACAACTACTTGAAAATAAAGTCTATGTTGTTTATAGTTTGGATTATTATTTTTGTTAACATATAAACGATAGAATTTATCTTTTGATTCATCAGGTAAATTTAAAGTTGGTAAACCTGATTGCTGTAAGTTTGTTGTGAACGAAGGTTCTCTGTCTCTGTAAACAATTAAAAAAGGATTTGTCGTGTCATCAGCAAATTTCTTTTTAGTTGCTTTGTTATTAAATTCTGAACCGACGATATATCCTAAATCATAAGATTGATTACCTGTAGCACTTAAATCTGTACCATCTTCGTTTATTTCTTTTGCTACAACTACACCACCCCATATATCGCTTACTTGTAATTTTGTTCTACTAAAATTTAAACTCATTTTGATTGATTCCTTTTGCTTAAAGATAAAAGAAAACTAATTTGAAAAGAAAAAATTTGTCTTCTACAACAATGAAGTAAGAAGTCCGTTGGTAAATGTTGCAACTTTTGTTCCCATTGTTGCAGTTGTGCTAATCCCAGAAACTCCATTTGCAGAAATTGTTCCTGTTATATTTACCGAACCATTAATTGTTAAAGAGGATGAACTAAAATTTCCATAAATTAACGGAACTGTTGAATTTGAATTATGAATATATAATGTATTTCCGTTTTTTTCTAAGCTACCAGCCATATACCCAATATGAACACTATTACTACCAGTCAATGAACTACCAGCTTTATACCCAATTATTGTATTATTACATCCAACAGTATTTGCAGTAAGAGTAAGAGCACCTATTACAACATTATAAGCTGAATTTGTTTGTTGAGCTGCTGTGTCACCAATTACTACATTATAATTTGTATTCGTTAAAAATGGGTATCCACTTGCACCATCCCAACCAATTAAAGCATTATTCCCAATTGCAATAGTGTTTCCTCCCTTCAAATCATAACCAGCTTGATATCCAATTGCTATATTATAACTACTATTTGTATTATAAAGTGAAGTAGTTCCTATTGCGACATTCCTTTGACCAGATACTGAATTTACTAATGTTTGACAGCCTATAGCCATATTATCACTAATATTTGTTCCTAAATTAAACTTACTATTAAACCTGATTGAATTGTCATAACTTGTGTTCCAAGTAAAGCAGTTGTGGTTATCCCTGATAATCCATTTGAATAAATATTCCCACTTACACTTAAATTTCCGCTTACTGATAATTTTTCTGTTGGTGTTCTTGTATTTATTCCAACGTTTCCAGTTGTCCATGGGTCTGAATTATCTGTAATATTTTTTGACCAAAAACCACACCAAGGTAAGTCAACACGACCAAGACCACCACCTCCACCAAATGGTAAAAAGTTTGAACTATCCCAATAAAGTTGTGCTATACCCCTATACACACTAAAAGTCTGACCAGCATGAATTGCCAAAGTATTTCCATCACAATGAATACCACAACTAAATCCACCGTTACCATCAGGCAATGGCCAATTTGTAGGAAAACCAATTGTATAATTTAAAGAATTTGAAGTTGTTCCAGCAAATTGTAATTGTGAATTTACTTTTACAATATCACCTGTATTACTTAATGTTGTTGCTGTTGTTGATTGTCTTGCCCATAAAGAAGGAATTGCAGTTAAACTACCAGTTGTTGCCAATCCTGAACTAAGACTATTAAGAAAATATGATGTTAATGAACTACTTGTTGCCAATCCACCTGTGCAACTTGATAATGCATATGCACTTAAATCTGAAGTTAACGCATAATTTGAATGTGTATGGCTTGATAAACTTAATCCAGAGCTTAAACTATTTAAAAAGTATGCTGATAAAGAATTTGTAGTTGCTAATCCGCCAGTACAACTAGATAATGCGTAAGCATTTAAATTTGAACTTAAACTTGTAATCGAAGAATTTAAATTTGAAGTTGAAGAAACAAAGTTTGCTGTTGTTGCATAATTACTTAAAGCAGGTGTATCTGTTAAATCATTATAAGATTTTTCTGATAAACTTGATAATGAATGATTGTGGCTTGAAGAACTATAAGCATTAAGATTCGGTAAATCATTTAAATTATTATAAGAATGATTGTGACCACTTAAACTAAAATTGCCAGTTAAACTATTTAAAAAATATCCTGATAAATTTATTCCTGTAATACTAGAATTTAAATTTGATGTCGCACTTACAAAATTTGCAGTTGTCGTAAAATTATTAAATTCATTTTGTAAATCGAGTTGATTATATATATTATCATCAATACTTCCCCAATGTCCGTTTATTCCAGAAACACTAATACCAGAAATACTTTGAATTTGTGATTCTAAATATGCTGAAGTAGAATTAGAGTCAACAATTTTTTCATAATCAATTAATATATTTGGTGGATTTATAACTGTTCCACTACCAGCAATATTTGTTCTATCTTGTAAATATTTTATCTTTAGAGCAAAACCAACTGTGACTCCGTTTTGACTAAATTCTAAAACTGCCATATTGTAAGGAAAACTTACATCAATTATTCCCTCTATATTTCCGAGTCCAGTTCTATAAATTTCTAAAATACTATCGTCACTTGAATAACATCTGTTTAAATCATATAACATATTATCAGAAATTTCTAAAATTGTATCTTGCGTGCATTTGCAATGAACTTTTATAATATATTCTTGATTATGATATTCACTGCCATTTTTTAAATCTTCAACATTTTCAACATCTTTTGCGAAATAACATGCAGAAGGAAAATTTAAACTTTCCCCTAGAAATGTTTCTCCAAATATTGCTTCCTGAATATCACTTAAATATCCTTTTTCAGGTTTGATTTTTAATAAATCATTTTTAAAACAATTATATATGTTTTTCGTTATAGTCATGCTATTATATTATTAATCTCTTATAACTGTCTAAAGTATTCAGAACCTCTTGCGAAACGTCACTGAATGTAATTGTATTTCCAGCATTTACCATACTTTTTATTCCAAGTTGAGGTTTTGTATTTTGCCCGCTTTTTTGAAATGAATCTGTCACCAATTTTGCACAAGCCTCTTGTAAATCTTCAGGCATTGCTGTCAGTGAATAACCAGCAATGTAATTTGTTTTTAATTCAGTCCAACAAAATATATTTTTTAAAAATATTTTCCCTTCTTCTTTTCTTACTTCATAATCATTTGAATCAACTAAAGTCCATTCTGCAAACGGAGTCAAACGAACATAAATTGCAGAAACTGACTGAATTGGATAATTATCGGTATTAAAATAATTATAATTAAATAAATTGAATGAATTGTAAAAATTATTATGATTGAAATAATAACCTTCAAGTTCATTTTCGGCTAAACATCTATTTGTTTGGTGATTGCAAAATCGTGAAGCAGATGAAATCAAGGAATTATAAAAAGCAGATAATGAAATGTCTGATATTTTATTATATTGTTGAATATAATCAAATGTTATCAAATTAATATTATTTGTTAAATTTGTGTCCATATATTTTCATTTTCCTATTTTTGTATATAATTTGAGAACATACGATTTTTATATTTCTTTAAATCTTTTTCTTTTATTAATTTGCCTTCATTTTTTTCGTTTATTTCTAACAGTAATAATTCAGTCATGCCAGTAGTTCTACCAATTTTTTTGTTCTTTTTTTTCTTCATATATTTTATATTAAAAATTAAAGTTGGGAGGTAAATGAAAAGTGTAATAACACAAAAGAAACCCCCCAACTTTTTAACTAACTAAGGAGAAATTTAAATTGAAACTTTATTTTAAATATTACTGAATAGTGTAAGGACTGCAAGAATCATAATATGTCAAACCAACACCAGCAAACATAAAGTAATGTAAATCAATTATTCCTGTGTCTGCATGTGTAGTTTGGTCAGCAATCATTTGGATTCCATTAATATTTCGTCCAATCCAGATTTGAGATAAATCCCCGAACACCCAATATTTTGTTGAGGATGCTGTCGTGCTTGTTGAATTTAAAACACCGTCAGCCACAACTTCAAATGGGAAATTACAAAATGATTTCGCACCAGTGTTTGCATCAAACAACGGTCTTTTGTTAGAATCCAATAATCCATTTAACAAAGTCCAATGTGTTCTGTCAATTACAAATTTACTATTTTTCCAGAAAAATGGATTTGTAGTTCCGATGTGTCCAACGATATCTGCATATGTTACACCTGTAACTAATCCAGATGCACTTTGCGTATAAGCACTTCCGCCATAAGCACCTGTAAAAGTTGTGCCTTTACCTAAAGCATCCAAATCAAAATCTTGTGCAAATTTCATTCCCACTTGTGCATTAATATATTGCTGTAAGGAATAAGGAGATGTTTGAAGTAGTTCTTGTGTTAATTGAACTTTGGCATGGTATCTTTTCATGCTTATTGTTCTTGTTGCAATTGTTGGAGCAGAAGCTGTAGCAGAACTTGTTTCACCTAATCTTGCGTCGCTCAAATTTGCAGTTGTAGTTGGGATTGTCATTGAGTTGGAAGTGAAATCAAAAATTGTGCAATTTCTTAAAGCAACACCTGCTATTTCAGCGCTCTCCAAAATATTTGGAGCAAACTGAGTTGGGACTAAAGTTGTGTTTGTGGTCATCGTTTTGTCAACATATTTACTTCTATTGTTATTAATTGAATCAAGTATAAATTCTTTATATTCTATTGCATTTTTTTGTTTATCTTCTTCTCCACTAAATATAACTTTCTTTTCAACTGGGTCATCTTCAACTAATTTTTCTAACTTTTCTAACTTTTCTAAAAGGTCTTTATATTCTTTATTTTCTTCCATATTATTTCCATATAAAAATGAAATACAAAATCATTTGTGTATAATAGTAATTTTATATTTGTGCGTTTTATTTAACCTAATATTTCCAACTTTTCAGTCTAATATTCCCAGTTTTTATTATAATATTTTAGCAGTCAAATTTTCTATTCTTTGTTTTATGTTTTTTACTTCTTCAGTATTTTTTTCTTTCTCTTTTATTTCTAAAAGTTTAAATAATTCCTCAATTCTTTTTTCAACAATTTCAAAATTCATTGTATAATTATTTTCAAATTCTTGTAGTTTTTGTTCAAATTTTATTACTTTTTCTTTTTGCTCATTCTTTTCTATTTCTTTTTCAAATATTTCTTTTAATTCTGGTGTCTTAACACTTTTATAAGCTAATGCTAAACTTTCTGAATTTGCTGGAACCGTTACCGCACTATATTCAAGTAATTCCCAATTTTTATATACCAATTGTTCTGATTCATTTATTTCAATTTCTTTTGGCAAAAAGCCAATTGAAAATGCGCTCATGAATCCATCTTTGTATAATTTGGCTACCTCTTGACCGAGAGCAGTTTCTGCGAATTTTAATTTTGAAATAATATTATTGTCGTTGCTCTTAATCCATAGAGCTTTAGCAATTGGTAAACCTTTGGAATCATGATTTAATAATACAACTGGATTTTTTTGAAAGGCCGTGAAGTCTCCACCTTTTGCAGTTACTATTTCGTTATAACGGTCTGGGGAATCTGAAGATATTTTTGCTATTAAAGTATTGTCGCTTTCATCAAAAGTAGAAGTTGAAGTGAATTGTTTAGTGCGAATTGTATTTTCCATTTACTTTTTCCTTGCAAGAAAAATAGTAAGAAAACTGGAGTGGACTTATATGACATTCGTGTTATATGCCAATGCCACTAACTAATATGACATATTGTGTTAACTAATATAAATAGTTTTGAATAGTTTATTAATTATGAAATTTTTTTGACTGTAAACTATTTGTGGTATGTTATGTAATTTACTTAATATATTTGCTAATAGCAAGTAATATTATTCTGTATATTCTAAAAGTTCAGCCTGTTCGAGTAATGCTGGAGTAATACCTGCCTTCCCTCGAGTATTGCCTTCGCTTTTTATTTTTTTAATAAATTTCTGTTTACTATTTTCAAATTCTGCTTTTCTCTTTTGTTCAATTATAGCAAGTTCAATCGGGTCTTCCACAAAGGTGCTTTCTTTAAACAAATCTTTAGGCACTTTTTTGCTTATATTTTCAAAATCAAATGTTAATATTATTTGATTATTTTTGACGAATTGAATTTTTAAAGATATAATTTCTTTATATTCTTTTTTTATTTGTTCAAAAAATTCTGCAGGATTTATTAAATTAAAATTATCCTGAAAAATAATGTCGATGCTGGATGGCTTTATTCCAATTTTAAATTTTCCATTATAATGGAATTTTTGTTTAACCATTTTCTCAACATTTTCTAAGTTTTTTAACATTCTCATTTCCTGTTCTTCAGTTAAATTTTCATAATTCAATTAATTCTCCATTAAATCAAAATGAAACCATTATATAACTTTTACACGCTTGTTGTTACCCGCTTGTTGTTACCAGTAATTTCTTGTTTATAAATTTAATTTCTATAATTTCTGGATGATTTATCTCGAGTTCCGCAATCGCATCATTAATTATTTTTTGAGTATTTCTTAACTCATCAGCGTAAGCCATATTTTTAAAAGCCTCGAGAATATGCTTACAATTTTTCGTTTCATCTTTCCTGAACTTAAATCCACGGCAAGAACAAAAATTTTTTTCACCGATTATGACATCATAACCTTTTATTCTAAATTTTTTGCTTTCCAATTTCCATTCTCCATTAAAATCCATTTTATTTTTTCTTTTAAATAAATATTACTGAAACCTCTTTTTATTACAATAAATCTTTTGGATTCAAAGTTATTAATCCTGGAATGTCACCAATCGGAACAATTCGACCTTCTGAATGATAATAACAGTTTGTTGTTTTAGTTGTTCCGTTTTCAACTTTATATTTTGTTAAATCTAATTTCTGCAGATTTTTTGGATTGAAAATATAAATTTTATAATTGGAAAAATCAGTTTCGTTTATCACCGTGTAAAAAATCAAATCTGCCTTACAATAGGAAGCCCAGCCTTCCTGATTTGTTGATTTATTGCTTATTGTCTCCGCAAAGATTGAACCCCATAAAACTTTTTGAGCTTTAAGACTTATTTTTTTTATTTCTTCTTTAGAATTTTCAATTAATAAGTCGACATCTTGTTCTTGGAGGCTTTTGAAAAAATCATTTTTATTATAATCGCAAAAACAAAATTTGCAGTTGCTACGGATTAATAAAGGTCTTATAATTCTACGGTAACATTGCATCTCTAATTTTTCATCTTTTTTGTTTAAACAACTAATTTTATTATCTCCTTATTTTATGTTATAATCATAATCTAAATTCGGGAATTGATTATATTCCTGTTCTTGCAGGTATAATTCTTGTAATTCATCTATATATTCATTATAACCTGAGTATAGATTCTCGGGTATTTCTTGTTCTGCAACTTTTTTTTCCGCATCCCCGAGTATATCTTCTACTGTGTATCCCAAATCTTTGTAAATAAAAGTTGTGTTTTTTCTTAAATCATTTATATTTATGCTTCCGTTCATTATTATTTTTCCTTATAAATGCCTTTCTTTAAATGGTATGAAATCCTGAGAAATTGGCACTTCAATTTTCTTATTGTTTCTATTTGTTTTCCATTCTTCTTCATATTCGTCAATATGATTAATAACGTATAGCCACCCTTCTTCTTCAGTTGGATTATTATTTATTCTATAATATTCACCAAATTTTTCCTGGCAAATTTCATAATTTATTTTGTAATTCTTTTCTTTAATAATTTTATTTATTGCTTCTTTTACTTCTTTATATAATTTAACTGATTTATCATATGACGCTTTTCTTTTTTCAAAAGAATCCTGAAAAATCTCCTGAGGTGGATTAATTTTCTTTATTTCTTTTGAAAATGCAGGCTGGTGTTCTGGGAGTTCTGGGTGCTTTTGAACTGGATGAACCACTGCCTTACCTTCTTCTTTTTTTGTTTCTTCTTTTATTTTTCCCTTCAAAAAAGATTCCTGAGGTGGGAAAGAATGCAAAACCTCTTCTTTTATAGGTGCAGGCTGGTGTTCTATTTGTTGTGTTTGTTCTTCAAATTTAAGAACTGGAGCCTTACCCTCGGGTGTATTATTTGTTTCTTCTTTTTCTTTTCCTTTTGAAAAAGATTCCTGAGATGATTGGGGATTTTCTACTTTTTCATTTCCAGATTCATTTAAAGAATTTGAAAGCGGACCACTCTCTGCTGTATTCTCTTGGGTATTTTTTTGAGAATTATATGAAGTATTATATGTAGTATTATATGTATTAGATTTCTGATTTTTGCCTTCCCATTTCTGATTTTCAGAAGTGCATTTCTGATTTTTGCCTTCCCATTTCTGATTTTTAACATTCATTTCTGATTTTAATAGTTCCATTTCTGATTTTTCACTATTGCATTTCTTAAAATCAGAAATGCACTTCTGAAAATCGGAAATGAATAAATTAGTTATCCTATAATGAATAACTGGATGTCCATAAGCCTGGCTTTTCATTCTTTCAATAAATCCTAATTTTTCTAATTTAACTGCTACCAATTCAGTTTGATTTTTTGTTAAATGAATTTCAGATTCCCATTCAGAATAGCTTTTATAAATCCACCCGAAATATTTTCCTTTGTCAATCCAATACATCAATTGAGAAAAGAATATAGATGCATTTATTAATGGAGTTATTTTTTTAGATTGAAAAAATGAAATTAAAATTTGAGGAATCACCAAGCATTTTGAATCGCCAGTGGAGTTTTTGATTAATTCTTGCCATTCTTCTTTTGAAATTATTGCAGGATTTTCTCGAGCGGAAATTACTTCTTTGAGTGATTTCATACTTGTCCTTTGTTATACAAAAGACGAAACCTGATTTTTTCATACTTGTCCTTTTTTAATGCTGGTAGCCAGGACAGGGTATGAAGCCTTTTTAACTACCAGCATTTTTTAAATAAATATATTAACTTGGGATTAATATAATATAAATAGTATTGAAGAACATTTTATTTGAAAATTATTTTTGCCTTATTAAATCCTCTTATATAAATAGTCTCGAGATTCCTGTAAATTGAAAAAATTGTTGTCGATTTATTGTTTTTTTAACAATCTTTTTTATACTAAATCTTATTAATAATATACAAAATATCTTTAAAAGATTCATAAAAAATTGTTATCATTTTATTGTTTTTTCATACCTACTATTTATAAGGTATAATTTATAAATAATCTCTATAATAATTTACAAATATTTCTACAAATTGTAAAGCATTTTTAAAAATATTTTTGCAGGGATTTATAAATTAATTAGCCAATTGCAAACTGAAAATAATTGTTCTTCACCATTTAAATTACAAGCGTTGTCTAATAAATTGTTCTCGAGTTGATTCCATATTTCCGATGCCATACTTATTGCGATTGCCGCACCAATAAAAAATGTTTTAGGATTTAAATTTTCTTCTCTAAAAGAAGTTTTAATTCTTGCTAATGCAGAAAATGCAGTTTTCCAATGTTCATCTGCGCCTGCAGGGTCAATTCCACCTTTTAATTCACCTAAAGCAATGTATTTATTCCCTTCGATTGATTTCTTTTTTCCTTTTCCATTAATCCTATAGTCACCATTTATTAAAATTAAATCAATATTTTTAGTAACGATTTTAAGAGTTGAATTAAATAAAAGAGTTCTGTTGTTTTCACCGTTTTTCCAATAAAATCCTTTTGTATGCGATTCAATATTTCTATCTTCTTCTTTTTTCTTTGCCCATATATATTTTTCTGAATCGAGCCAATAAAATTCAACATCATTTATATTCAAAGTTGCTACAAGTGCTCTCATAAATTTTACTTCTGCTAAATACCCCACAACATTACGCATCTGTCCTCCAAGAGAATCTCCTTTTACTAACAAATAACGAAAAATTAGTTCATCAACAAAATATTCTCCAGCAGGTTCAAGAAATTTTTCAATTAAATTATTTATTGCATTAACTTTGTCTTCATCTTTTAAATGTCCAATAGCTTTATCAGATAAGCCAGAAGCAGTTAACAAAGAATGATAAATCTCTTCCATTTTTAATAATTCAATGGGAGATTTTAACTTTGAAATTTTTGATTTAAGTGCTTTAGCTTCCAGAACCATCGGTGTAGCCCTCTTATTTTTTTCTAATGCTTGCGCAACAAAACCAGCCCTTACCGATTCGTAAGTTGTTTCTAAATCTTTTGAAGAAGTGAGGTGACTTTTGTAAGTGTAATTCATTATATTTTACTCCATTTATAAATGCATTTTCTTAATTCGTTCCTTCCGTGTTTTCCCATTTGTTGACTGCTATTTCCTTTTCCCTTTTCTAATATGTAAATATTGTCAACATTAAATCCGACTGTTTCTGCAAATTCACTTAATATTAAATCAACTGGAATAATTTCGCCTGCATACTGAACATTATCATTTACATAATAGACAGTACCACCTCTTCTCAAAGTTCTATGCATTTCGTAAATCAAAAAAGCGTGTTCATAAAAATAATGTCGAATCATTTTAATAATTCCATTATTATTTAATTTTTTTTCTTTCTTATATTCTTCTAATATCTCAAGAACTTCATTTAAGGCATTATTTTCAGTTCCCAATCTGTCCAGCATATTAAAAACATTTTCACCATATTGGGAAGTATAAAATTCTTTTAAATAAATTTTTCTACCATTTGATTCCACTGTGCTGGAAAGTAATGTTTGTCTTAAATTTCTAATTTCAATTTCATCTATTCCCAAATACACAAGTTCTAAAGCATATATTCTTGAATAATCATACCTGTTTACATATGGAGGTGAAGTTATTACCAAATCAAAAAAATTATTCTCGAGGCTGGGCAATATATTAAAAACATTACCAGAAATTAATTCGGTGTTTATATTTTCATTCTGGAAATCAATTCTTGAAGTTTCCTGTATGATATCATTTCTGATTATATTTAATTTTTCATTTAACGCATCTTTAAAAGTTGGAATATGGCCTTTATTAAAATCGCTACTTCCTTTTTTTGCTCGGGCATCCCATCTTAAACATTGACCATCTTTTCTTGTGTAACTTATTTTTTCCAAAATAGAAAAACAGGCAAAATTTATAATTTGTTTAACATTTAAATCAATATTCAGATTGCTAAAATAATATAAATATTTATTCAAGGCATTTTCATTATTCCTTGAGAATGCTTTTTCCGTAATCTTTATATGTTTATAATTTGTTTCTGGGTTTGTTTCTAAATTATTATAATCAAGGTTAACAATATTTTCAATTGCATCATTTAATATTGTGATATTTTCCAGATTTTCAAAAGCCAATCTTGTTTTAATTATAAATTCTCCAATTGGCAATAATTCAATTCCAACACTATTTATATTGTTTTCTTTTGATGTAAACAATGTTGTTCCAGACCCTGCGAATGGGTCGAGAATATTATTTATATTATTCCTGCCAAATTCATCTATTAAATACTGAACTAATTTAGATGCAAAGCCTTCTTTATATGGAAACCAGTTATATATAGGTGCTTTTTTATTATCTTGATTGCTTATAAGTTGTCTATTTAAATCAAAATTAGTTGTAATTATACTTTCATATTTATTTTCTAATTCGTCTCGAGATGTATTATGATTAATATTATTGGGCATATTTCAAAATAATTAATTGAATTGTTATAAAAAATTACTTTTAATATGCACTAAATAATTTACTTAAAAACGGAAGTTAATTAATTACCTATTCTACATTTCGTATATAGCTTTTTAAATATTCATTTGAACCTATCTGAGAATAATCCTTTTTTGAATTAGTATAAATAAAAAACAATACAAGAAAAACAATTTCAACTGTTTTAAGACTTATTATAATAATTATAGGAATATTCATATAAAAGCATAGGAAATTAAATCTACTGAATAGATTATAT